CCGGCGTGGCTCGAGGTCGGTGTCGACCCACACGCCGCCGTAATCGAGCAGCAGCTCGTAGCGCAGAAGGTTCGCCCGGTACTGGCCTACGTTTGACTTCGGCGAGAATCGTGCCGGGTCGTCGAACAAATCCTGATTTCGCAGCGTCGGGATCGTGTCGTCCGTCCAGCCGCGCACCTCGAAGTCCGGGTGCATCACCTGCCACATGCGGACGATGGCCCACTGCCAGTCCGGCATCGGCGGACCCGTCCAGTACCAGTGGATGAGCATCAGACCTCCCGAAATGGCTGCGGGGCCGGCAGCCTAAGCCACCGACCCCGCGCCACGCTGCTGATGTCAGCTGGCCAGCTCGAACTTGTAGACGCGGTTCGCGTCGACGAGCTTCGCACCCGCGAAGGTCGACAGGACCGAAGCGTCCGACAGCTTGTCGGGCTGGTACTGGAACACCTGGCGCATCGCCAGACCGGAGTCCGACACGGTCGCCGCGTCAGCCGCGCCCTGCGGGGCGATCGGCGCACGGTTGGCCATGACGAAGCCGGTGCGGTGGTAGGCCACGGCGCTGTTCGTGTCGATCGCGTTCGACTCGACGAACGTGAAGCCGTAAAGGCGGCCGATGACCGCGTTACGGAGCGCGTCGTCGTCGCCGGAAGCGTCGACACGGGTGAAGTCCGGGATGCTCAGGATCGAGGAAGCGACGGTGGTACCGACCGCCATGTAGCGGTCAGAAGCCGGAACGTCGGCGTCCGAAAGAGCCTGACGAGCGTCGAGAATCGCCTGCTTGACTTCGTCCGCGTCCGTGCCGTCGACACCAGTGTCGTCAGCGGCGACCGCGTCCATCTCGCCAGCGAGCTCGTCCTCAGCCCCGTCCGCGACCGCGGCGACCTGCACGGCGGTGATCTGCGAAGCGAAGTTGATGATGTCGAGCGTGCGCTCCTCGTCGGAGATGAGCTTCGCGTGGTAAAGGTGGAAGACCTTCAGGTCCACGCTCGTCTCGTTGATGTCGTCGAAGGTGATCTCGTCACCGCGGCTGGCCTGCTTGCGAGCAGAACCGGGCTGCGGGACACGAACCACGACGGTGTCGCCGTTGTCGCCCGAGAACTCGGTACCCGCGGCGCGGGCAACGGTCATCGGAAGGACAAGCGAGCGACGGAGGAGCGGGATCGCAACCTCCGAAACCTGCTTAGCGGTAACAAGTGCCATGATGGATGTCTCCAGTCGGTTAGAGGCCGCGGACCCGCTTCATCACCTCGCTGGCGATGTCGTTCGGGCTGCGCGTTTCCTCGTTGCTAGGTGTGTCGTCCGTCAGCCGAGGCTTCGGCCGCGACGCCACTCTCGGCGTGTCCTCCTGGGACGGTCGTGCGAACAGCTCCAACAGGTCGTCCGCGTCGGCTTCGAGCTCCTCCAGGGTGCTACCAGAAAGCCGTCGCGCCTGACTCGGGCTCAGACCCTTGTCGTGCGCTACCTGCAAGCGTAGCGATTCCAGCTGCGCGGCGCCTGCACGCTTCTCAGCTTCCTGCAACTGTTCCTGCAGACGCTGCAGCTCGGACTTCTCGCTGTCCTCGATCTCCCGCAGCTTCGCCTCCGCCTGCTCCAGCTCCTTGACACGCTGCCGCAGGTTCTTCGCTTCGCTGTTGGCCTTGCGAATCTTCGCCTTGGCGCGATCCGCGTCGAACTCCTCCGAGTCCAGCCCGTCGTCCTCGACCTGAGTCTGCTCCTCGACCTGCTCTTCCACTGCTTCCATGCCTGACCTCCTGGGTCTTCGGTATCGCGAGATTAGCCCCGCAACTGTGAAGTGCGCGTGACAGCTCGACCGTCAAGCGTCACTTCCTTCGTGACGAACTGCCCGTGATCCGCGGCACGCTCGACGATGCGCCGCGTCCCAGCGTCCGTCGCCCGTTCACGCACGATTTCTCGGCCGTTCACGGTCACGTTCCAGCCTTGCGACTGAGCCCACGCGACGTGCGACTGGATGCGTTCCGCCAACGCAGCCTCAGACAGTGCAGGCGGCGGTCCCGGCGGACGACCCACGATGGACCGGACAGTCCTCGACGGTGCGCCCGCAGGCGCGAGGCGCGCTTCGTACGCCCTACGGAACGCTATCAGCGGGTCGTCCGTCCCCTTCGCGACCGAGTCGTACAGCTCCTTGAACTGAATCGCCTGGTCGTCCATCTGCTGCCGGCGGTCCCGCGTGAATACAGGCTCAGGTTCGCACTGGCAGAAATCGTGCGCCTCAAAGTCGGCCGTGTCTGCCGAGTAGACGCCGCCGCGGCCGGCCAGCATCGCGCAGAAGTAGCACGGCTCGCCGCCGGTGACGCGCTGCCAGCCTTTCGCCCGCGGATCCTGCCGCATCGTCCGCATAATCGTCTCACGACCTCCGCTGGTCGCCGCACGCGCCGCCGCACCGATCGTGCGCGTAAGCGCCGTGTGCGCGGCCTGCTCCGGCGGCTTTCCTGCCTGAATGGACCGCAGCATCGACACCCGAGACGTGTACGTCAGAGTGTCCTCGACTGCGGAAGCCTGATAGGACACCGGCGCGATAGCCACCTCACCAGGCACACCCAGCGTCCCGCGAACCTGCTGGTAGTAGGCGGCCCCCGACGACCCGGACTGCTTGAACGCCGGCTCGAGCCGCGCCACCGCCTCAGACGTGATCACTGCCGAAGAACCGCGCACGTCCGACAGGTCGAAGTTCGCCCGCCACACCCCGGCGATCTCGCGCATCACGTTGACTCGGAGCGCCTGCTCCTCACGGGCGTACGCCCGCGTGATGGCTGTCGTCTCAGCCAAGGTTCTGCTGCTGGCGCTGCAGCAGCGTGTCCAGCTGGACGAACGGGTCGCCGTCCATCGCCTTCTCCCGCCACCGCTCGACATCCGTCTGCGTCACGCCCGGAATCATCGGCCACAGCTCGTCCGCAGGAACCTGCAGCATCTGCGCCATCTTCCCGAGCGCATCCACCGTCGACGCGAGCGACCGCGGGTCCGTCCTGCGCCACACGACCTGCGACGCCTGATCAGCAGCGACAGACGGGTCGTTCGCGGCGACACCGGCGAGACGGAAAGCCTGCTCGTGGGACTCGCCGAGCAGCGACTGCCGGTTCGCGACCTTCGCCTCCAGGTCGGCGTTCGCAGCGACCAGCGCGTCCGCAGAGATGTTCACCATCTCGCCCATAAGCACGTTCGGTGGCATCTGCGCCTTGATGCCGTACATGCGCAGCGCGTTGTCGATAGCCGAGATGCCCATACGCAGGTCGGCCTGCGGCAGCTGCCCGACGGTCGTCGCCGCAGAGTCGAACGTCCAGATCCGCTTCGCCAGCGCCTTGACCTTGTCGTCAGCGTCGGCGACGACGCCTGCGATGAACTGCTGCGGCGACCCCATGTACGTCTGCGTGACCAGCAGGTCGAACACTGACTGGTTCAGCCGGTCCTGCACGTCGATGAGCTTCTCCACCTCACCGAGCGGACGCATGTCCTCATCCGGCCAAGCGTTCATGTACCGAACCAGCGGCACGACGCCGAGCCCGTGCGCGGAGAAACCGAGCAGACGGTGCGAACGGCTCCCCATTTCGCCCTTCTGGATCAGGTAGATGCCTTCCTCATCCAGCAGCTCGATCTCGTTCCCAGAAACCTTGATAGCCATCCGCGGGAAGTCGTCGTCAGGATGGTCGTAGCTCGCGTACCAGGTGCGCGGAGACTTCGGCCGCATCATCGGCCCGCCCTCGCCCGAAGCAGCCGGCCAGACCATCATGTACGCGTAGCCGTACTTGAACGTCATTTCGTACAGGAACTTCTGCCGGGAGTCGAGGCCGTTCATCTGCCACCACGACCACGCGGACGACTGGTGCGCGTCCTCGACGATGTCGGCCCGGTAGCCGTCGACGTACAGACGGTCGACCAGCGTCGACACGACGTTCGGCAGCAGGTTCGTTCGCGATCGGCGCGTCAGCTCGTGAAACTCGACCGTCACCCGCTTCGGCGTGTACGGCGAACGCTGCTCACCCCGGTAGTAATCGGCGAACTCACGGAGACGCAGCCACTCGGTCGACGCAGCATCTTCCATGCGACGGGCAGCAGCCACCGCCTGCGCTTCGGACATCGGCATGCGAGCCTCCTAGACCCCGACCCAGCGCGAAGACGGCCGCTTCGACCCTGCGCCAGCCCTAACCTTATCGGCCGCCAAACGTGCGAGCACGAAAGCAGCCAGAGCGTCCACCTTCCGTGCCGACTCGCGGTGCTCCTTCCCGAAGGATACGCCAAACCTGTTCGGACGGCGTCGAGCGTTCAGCGCGTGCCGCGTCAGCACCGGATGCTCCACATGCACCTTCGACCCGTCCTGAATCGTCGACACCAGCTTCTCGACGCCCTGCGTGAAGTCGCGGGTGCGCGTCCGCATGTCGAAGCCCACCGCGGACGTGGTCGATGCTTGCACTGCTAGCAGATCACCAAAGTCTGCTGACCATGAGTCGACATAAGATTCCCACGGGTGCACGTCCGCAAACATCGCAGCGACTTGGTAGCGGTCGAACGCCTGCCGGACGGCCCCGTCGACCTGCTCGCGTGGCACCTCCCAGCCGTTCCCAGC